ACTTTCGTACCAAAAGAAAGTAAAGTGGAAGGGTCGGTCGTTGGAATAGACCGACTTGAATCCTGCGGTGCCATGTCCCAGATTAGTCATCTGATGAGTATGGTCAAAGAGCGTACTACTACTGCTCTTGAAAATCCGCATTATGCCTTGTGTTTAGAGTCCGTTGAGTGTTGGTTGACTACCTACATTCTGTTCGGATTCACCCCTACTCATTTAGAAGCAGAGGCACAAGCAATAGGAAGAACGTTGATGGATGCTATTCTGGTGTCTGAGTCGACCGGCAGTTATATCGCGTATTTTAAATACAAGAATGCTGCTTTCTTCTCACACTGGAATGATCAGGTGATTCCCGATAGTCCGAAAGGACTTCCGGATGGACACCCTGGCGTCCTATTTGGTTCCTCTTTTTATAAGTTTAACGGCATTCTCCGTAGGTCGGGTAGAATGGGTTCCTTTTCTCTGAGTATTTTAAACTCTAAGAAAGGAATGCCACGCCCCACTAGGGAGATGGTCGAAGCCAAGGAAAGAGAAGCCGAAGTCGTTATGACAACTGCTAAGCCTGAAACCTCGTGGTTAGATCAACAGCCTCGTGACGCACGGATGTTCGACAAGCTCTATGATAGAGATTGTTTGGAACCCCAACTGCGAAGAACGGTGCGTGAGATCTTCCACTGGAGGAAGCTTACTCTCCAAGACCTGACAGAACCTGTCGTACCTAGTACGTCCGCGAATTACGTCTACAGCAGAAAGAATGATGGTTCATTTGGAGCTATAGAAGAGACAGAGGCATTTAAGGACTTCGCCCAATATATGCTGCAGCATGAATTAGATCCTGTCATAACCTATAAGGTTGTGAAGCTGATGGGACAACGCTCGGAGTACTTCGGTGAGCAGGGCCGTTTAGATCAAGAAGACATCGACGAGGGTCTCTCCGACCCTAGATACGTATTAGCCTGTGAAATTGATAATAAGCTCTTTCGAGCTCAGTACCGTAAATTTTATTGGCGGCTTTTTACATACGCTGTTAAGCACGAAGTACCAATCGTAAAGATTGTAGGTTTGGCCGAGGCCCTCAAGATAAGAACTATATCTAAGGGACCGCCAATCGCAACCTTTGTACTGAAACCTGTGCAGAAGTGGATGTGGTCGATGCTTGGTAAATATGAACTGTTCCGGCCAACCAATACGGTTGTGACCGAAGAACTCTTTAATCAGCGATTTAAATCCGAAAGTCTTAAGAACTTCAGATATCACTCTGGAGATTATAAGGCTGCTACCGATGAGTTACACTCGTGGGTTAGCAACTGTATTGCTGAAGAGTTGTGTGCGCATTTTGATGATGAGATGGGGTTGGAAAGCCCTG